CACTCCATAATGGGTGGTGCTATTTTTTCTTGCGAAGTTCTTCTAATTGTTTACTTGCAAGTTTACCAGTTTCCATTGTTACACGGAAATGGTTTTCAACTTTACCTAAAATTTGATAAGCTAGATATATTTTTAATCTACCTTCATCATCATTTGGTGCTGTTTGAAATATCGCTTCTTGATACGAATCTTTGAGTAATTGAAAAGTCTCTACAAAAAGATCATCTTCTAAAATATTTTTTGCTCTAGAGCCTCGTTCAATTTCCTTCGGTAGGTTCGACATCTATTTCTAAATTGATTCCTTGTGGTTGTTGAGGTTTTAATAATTCTTTTGTAGCAGATGTCAACATTTCTTTATTGCTTTCAGATAAGCCTGACATTGTCATTGCTTCTCGTCTAATTGCTTTCTCATCAATATCTGCTTCGTACTTCATCTCAAGTTCTTTGATTTTCGCTTCAAAGTCAAGTATCATTCTTTGAGATTTTAATTCAATCTCACGCATTCTATTTTCATACTGCATTTGTGCAGAAGCTGCTTTTTGTTGCGTTTGTATTTGTGATACTTTTTCAAACTCAGTAGGTTCTTTAGGTCCAGGAGGTGGCATGTTTTGCATACCAGTCTGTGGATCTGTAAAGTATGAACCAACATCTTTAAGCCCAGCATTCTCAATAATTTTAGATAATGTATTATATATATTATTCATATTAACTATTGGTCCTGCAGGTGAACCTTGTAGTTTAATTGCTTCTACTTGTTGTCTTAATATTTGATTTAGTAATCCCAACTGTTGGTCTCTTGAACCAGTACCTAATCCAACTTGTATTGTAACATTACAACGATCTCGCCATTCCATAGGATTCATTGGAACAAAAGTATTTCTAATTTTTACAATTCTTTCTTTATCTTGGTATTTTACAACAAGCTCAAACATCTTTTTAAAGATATCTTTTACGCCTGTTTCTGCAAAAATACGAGCTATTAACTCAATTCTCATCTGTGATTGAGATAAAATAGTATTTATACCTGATGCAGTTTTGTTAAGTGAATCAGTATCCATACCTTGGTTATACTTAGTAACACCACTACGATTTTCTTTTACAGTATCTAAATATTCTAATAATGGAAATGCTTGTTGATTAATAGTTTGAGTCTGCATCGGCATCATAACTTGTCCTGGTGCAGCTTTTGTTCTTACAATTCCTCCTGGTCGATTAGTTAATAGATCATCAAGATTAACTTGACCATCCATAACAGCAACTCGGTTATTGTTTGTTAGGTACATATTATCTAACAACTGTCGCATTACAGTAGATTTGATTAACTGTATATCTTCTACTAGTTCTGCAACTGATCTACCATAAAATCTGTGTGGTACTATAATAGGTGTAATAGAACAGAAAGGATTTGAATCAACAATAACATCATCTAAGATTGTATATGTATTATCACCAGCAGAAGTAATTTTTCTTAACTCTGCAATACCATCTCCATCTTCATCTATTTTAATATAAGATTCTAATACAACTATTTCTTGTGTAGAGTCATCACCAACTGATCTATCAAAGTCATCATCTAAATTTCTATACCTGGTTGATACTTCTGCATTATATTTTTCAGAATTATTTTCTGATAAACTGTAAACAAGATCAACATCAAATCCCATTTCAACTAATTCACTTCTTGTTTTAGTTGTACGGTGTGCAGTAAAACTTGCTTCTTCAATAGATCTAGCTCTACGTTCAATTAAAAATTCTTCAGGTGGTACAGCTTCCATCTTAACTTTACCAAATGTTTCTTTACGCATGATAACTACATCATGTAAATTAGGAATAGGAACACTATTAATTTGATCTAATATTTCTTCACCTTGCATATCACCTTCAGGTACAGATGCTTTAAGTTGATCTTTAATGTTCTTCTTTTGTTTTATAGCTGTTGTGTCTTTGTACTCAGTATGTTCTTTTACTTCTACACCATCTTCATCAATCAACATTGTAAACTCAGCTTCAGATAAAGCTTCATAAGTTTCTTGTTTAGCTGTTTCACTAGTATCCCAATAGACTTTAACGATACCATTTTTTTGTATCAATGCATCTTTGAACATTGAATACAGAGTAGTAAAGCCTTCATTATCTTTATTAAATATATGATTTAGATAATCAGTAGCTTGTTTTGCAATCTCAACATCTTCTTCAGTAACAGGATCAACCTTAACAATATTATCACTAGCTGTAAAAATTCTTAATAATGATGGTAAAATAGATTCGATTGTATCAGCAACATCTGTAGATACTACTTGTGATCTGCCTTCTTGTTCATTACCAAATGCTTCACCGAAATAATATTCAGTTGCTTTACGTCTTGAGTCTGTAAGTTCAGTTTCAAAGTATCCATAGGAGTTATTTATATGTTCTCCTAATATTGCTTTGATCTCATGATCTGCTAGTGGTTTTCCTTTAGCCATTAATTTTCCTATACTACGTAAGTTACATCTACATGCATTGGTTTCAACCAGTCGGTTCTAGTTGGTCCATCAATAGAGCAGCCATATCTAAAAGCATCAGCTGCATGTGAACACCAATCGTGTAGTGGTTTATTTTTAAATGTTTGCATTTTATCATCAAACTGTTTTCGGTATTGTCGCAAACAATCAATACCATATTTACATCGGTTCTTATCAAACCAACATCTATCTAATGTGTTTCTCACAGCTTCAATACCATGATCTACTTCTAACCTAGGACATACTTCAAAGTCTAGTCCTAAATCATGAGCTACTTCTAATCTAGATTTACCAGTACCAAGCTCTCTTGTTGTTATATCATGAGGGGCAACATGCCTACCATATGTATAACCTTTTTCTTCTAATACATTTGCATAATGTGATAATGCTTCACCAGATGTTTCGTAATAATCAATCAGGTGTATTTCATTACCTACTCTTTGTGCAAACCAAATACTGGTTGAATCACCAATACCTAGATCCCACCAAGTTTCAACAGGAATATTATTAGCAATGTCCACACTGCATATACGATTATCTCGTTCTGCTTTCTGGATCTGCTTGCCATAAAAAGCCCCAGATACGGCAGCTTGAAAAGAACATTCATACTCTTGTTCAAACTGGTCGTGTGGCATCGTTTCCCTAGCTGACTTAAGTTCTTCAGCTGGGATAATTTCTGTTTCACTAGCTCTATATAATTGTGCATACCAATCTCCTCCTATGCGTTTTGCTAAATCGTATACATCCCAGAACTGATTATGCCCCATGGGTGTACCAATAAATATTACATACCCAAGTTTATCACTAACAGCAGGTCTAACTACTTCAGTCCAGGTACGTGGTGCCATTAAGGCAAATTCATCCATGACTACGCCATCAAAGCCTAGTCCACGTAAAGCATCAGGATTGTCCGAGCCGAAGATTTGTATACGTGATCCATTCCATAGATCAACCTTCAGTTCGGTTTCGTGACGTTTACCACCAAGTTTCATTAAAGGGTCTGTATATTCTTTCAAATAGTCGTAAGCGACTGCCTTACCCTGGCGATACGTTGGTGCAATATACGCCAATCTTGCATTTCGTATTTCACATGCAGTCATAATTAAATGATTGATTGCGAACACGGTCTTGCCAAACCGCCTGTGACAGCAGATGACATTAAATCTTTTTAATTCGTTATGAATCTTTTCCTGTAAAGGTCTAGGTTCATAAGGTATTTCTATATCCATTAATCCTTTTTCTTACGCCATCCTATTTGAACGGTTAAGGGTTTCTTATCATCACCAGATACTACCTGATTAACAGATGATAACTTTGAGTGTACAAATGGTGCAGCTTCTTTAGCAGCCCACATCTTCTTTTCTACAGATACTTGAGGATTATTCAATAAGTTTAACATATATTTTAAAGGAGTAGTTTGTCCTTGTCCTAAAGATGCAGCTAAACGTTCTGCTTTTGTACCTGCTTTAATACCTTTTGGTCTGCCTGCTCCAGGTCTTTTACCACCGTGACTCATGTTAATAATCCTAACTTATCCATAGTTGCCATAGTTAACATTCTTTCTCTATCTTTTTCGAATACATTTTTCATTGAAGGTTGTCTATTCATAGCAGTACCTCTTGTTGTTACATTACCACCCATTTCTTGTTCTAGTTCAAATAATTTTCTAGGATTATTAGTTGGATTTTGTCTTAATCTATTTCTTTCCATTATCATTTGATCTGCTGTCATATTAGCTTGTCTACCATCTGGCATGATTTGTGTATCCCTAACACCACCTGATGCTTTAGGTTGTTGCATATATTTTTGTTGTTCTTTAGCAATAAACTCCATAGGGAACTCACCTTGTGCTGCTTCCATAATTTGTTGAGCTTCTGGTCCTACAATATTACCTTTAAATACTTCGATCATTAGTCGGTATAGTTCTTGTTCTCCAGCATCACCTTCTGTTGGTCCAGCCTGTACACCATAATCTGTATCATCTAACATCTCATTAATGTTCTTTTCATTGGCAGGTAAGCCATCAAACTTTGAACCATCAGCTACAATCTTACCATTCTTAAACATAGCATTGGGTATACCATCACTTGTTAAGAACTTCATTGTAGATTCAATGTCTTTAAATATTTCTTTTACCATAGTTATTCCTTTATTAGCAGTTCCAAGCTCGTAATGATTTATTAATTCTTGAGTTAGGATCGTTTGCTGTCTTAGCAGAGGTTAATTTTTTCTTCATGCCTTTCATTCTAGCACAGAAAGAAGCTCGTCTTGGATTACCTACTTTTTTACTAGGAGCTTTCAGGTTACGTTTTTTACCTGTTTTAGTCTTACCCTTGTTATAAGATGCACGACCTTTAGCATTCAAACCCCCCTTAGGGTTCTTGCCTGCCTTACGTTGCCATGCTGGTGTTTTAGCCATTAGATTTCTTTCTTCTTTTGCCAGATGCAGTAACTGACCAGTTGACTCTTTTCGGTCCAGTCTTTTTAGCTGCTTCTTTTTTAGTTATTCTTTTTGCTACCTTCTTGGGTCTACAAGCAGGATATGGTCGATTCTTGTCTTTGCTACCACTACGACCACACTTCTTACCTGTCTTAACATCACGCCAGTCCTCTTTGAACCATTTGCGCAAACCGCCCTTGTAAGCCATTTAGTACTTGCCACCACGCTTCTTATACGTTTTGACTAGCCATGCGTTGGCATAAGCAGAAGGATACACTTTAAACTTCTTCTTTGCTTCAGCTTTAACTCTAGAGTATAGAGCTGGGTTCTTTGGTTTAGGTGATGCCATTACTTACCTACTTTCTTCATTGCGATCTTATGTGCTTGAGTAAATGTCTTACCAGCTAACATAGACTTCTTCATAGATGCCATGTGCTTTGGCGTATGATGAGCCTTATGTTTCTTCATAAGAGCTGTTTGTTTGGCAGTAAGCATCTTCATACCATGTATTTTGAGTTAGCTTCTTCAATAACTCTGCCTGGTTTCTTCTTCTTAGCTGCCATAATCTTTTTCTTTAGATCATCTGGTAGTGTCATTTGTTTACTAGTAAGCATTGGACATTCCTTTTGTTTTCTTTTTGTTCTTTTTCTTCTTGTTCTTTTTATCTTTACTAGAACCATAGTTCTTATTACCCATGATAGTTCTCCTATTTATGTGTTTAAATTGATTTTAAGGTATCAAACAGACGTATCTTGGTCTATTAGATGTGCTGGTACCATATTCATATTACCTGCTACTGTACGTCTCTCTCCTTCACCTTCGAATGGATACACACAGTGCTGACACCATGATGGAAAGAATATGATCTTACCAACTTCAGGCTTAACAGTGCGTGATGCTGGTGGTCTTAGTTCCTCAAACCCCCTTATAGCAGTCTGTCCAAAGTGAAACTGTAGGTAGCCATCAGCTATGCCACTAGAGTCCACTAGGTTTTGACTGCAATATTCTGGTCCGTTCTGGATTTGTTCTGGTATTTTAGTCCAGGTGGTGAAAGATATCCCCATTGGCGTATCAACCCCATGGTCATGCATTGGGTTATAGTCTCGTTCATAAGAGTGTACCGACCATAGACTGTGGAAACTGGGTACTCGGTCTAGCGTTTCCGCACCAATGGTATTGCAGAACTGCTTTACATAAGCCTTAGACATGGTGGTTACTATGTTAGCAAACCCCCCTATCAGTGGATCATGTGGATCAATCTTTAATTGTTCACCGTGTTGTATCTGTCCTACCAAATGCTTAGCAAATGATTCGCCACCCTTACGGTGTCGTTTATCGAGGTAGGTGTTGAGATCATTAACTACCTTTATCGGCAGTTGCGTCTCAAGGAATAATAATGCTGGGGCTACTGATGCCCTAATTGTAAGCTCTGTCATAATGTAGTGTGGGAGTTCGAAAGGATTAAAACCCCCACGTCTCTAAATATAGTTATTTGTGTGTGTGTGTCAAGTTTCGAGACTTAGTTTCCTTCGTTCCTTTTTGTATATTGTGCTACCCACTTGTGCAAGTTGCATGGTCGGTCTGTAAAACCCCCTATGACCAGCCGTTTTGAATTAAACTACTACCATGTATTGTATATCTTGCCTAGACTCTGGCTCTTGTCTGTGCAACCATGCCTTTATTGTACCTCCGACAACCTTCTTATCTACTACTGTATGACCAACCATACAAGTATCTATACAAGACCATAGGGGAGGGTTTATCATCTCATTCTAGTTCTGCATCAGTTGTGCAAGAAGAAGAACAAGTGGCTTTCACAATTGATAAGCTTTACTACTTACATCAGCCATACTCTGTTCGTTGTTATTTGTTTGTCTCGGCTGTCATTTGTCGACCATTCGTGCTTATCGTAACGAGATAAAATATCTCCCTTGCAGGTGTGAAGGAAGATATTTTCCTTCGCAACGATAACGAAAGGTACGACATGACAGACACGATCAAACCTCTAACTTCCGAATCAGAGCAGCTGATGACGAAAGTAACTAAAGACCTTATCAATGCAGCGAAAGCTTTCGAAGATAGTTTCGCAAAGGTTCAGAAGAATGAGCAGGTGATAAAGCCCAATGATAGTAATTGGATTTATGCAATGAATAACTTCACAGTTGGAATGTATGGTAGATTACTTGAAAGAACTGATTGGCATTTCGAGCAGAGAAACAAGTTCAAACAGCAAGCTGAGAAGGTTGTCAGCGAATCTGGTAGCTCTAGTTTCCCAGCAGAAATGGCACAGAAGAACAGAGTCTTATATCAATGTTATGAGATTGCATATCAGATAATGAAAAAGTTTACTGATACAGAACATTATTATAAATCTTGGGAAGATATTCCTAAAGATACTAATGTATCAGAAATCCAACCAAAGCATATCAAAGAATATTACCAAGCTCTAGGTTTATAACCTAGGGCTTTGGCCCTAACAACTTACACAAGAAGGATATCACATGACA